ACATTGCCATAACGTTCTTCATTCTGGCTTCGACAATCTTTACGATTGCCTTTTCACCGTTATTCTCCATTTCCTCGCGTTTGGTAACCACTATAGGACTTACGAAGTCTGCCCATTCGTATATAGCTGGCTTTAGAACGTCACTAACTGCTAGTGATACTGGCTCATAACCAGTTGCTAGTGCAGTGATGCTTGAGTGGTCTACGACGGTTAGAGGTCTCTGAATTTTGATACCACCGTCTTCGTATTCGATTCCGCCGTTTGATTTACAAAGGTCTAGGAATGCTGTCTTTCTAAATAGCTGATCAACTTCTCCATCTCTGATTGAGTAGAGTGTTGAGCTTAGCAAGTCGTTTGATATTGCCATGATTAAATTCTCCTGATATAAATTGGTTAATGATAAACTAAAGTTTGATTGCTCTCTTAGTGAGGTGTTCTTTCGAGGTTCAGCCAAGAGTTGTTTCTGCTTAGCTATCGGTAACCAGGAGGTTCAGCATAGCGGGCGAGATAGGCCCTTCATATGTGGAGATTTTGTTAATCAGAAAAATCTATGGCGCCGCAAAAATAGCTGGTTAAAATATGGGCGGAGGTGGAGATGTCAGCAGATACTGATGGGCCATGGGATAGGTATATAAAAATGCTTAAAGCAGATATAGATGGAAAAGATACTTATACATTGGAAGAGGGGCTTGTTAAAGCAGATATAAATAAAAAAAATCTTTATACATTGGAAGAGAGGCTTGTTATATACAACGATATATACAACGGGACTCAGATATCAAAGTGTGACAAGGTTAAGAGAAGTCTTGTAAGCGAGCTGCTTGATCAACTTTCAGGTAAGCCTCCAAAGAAAATTGAAAATTCTTGATCGTCACACAAAAAACGGATATTGCAAATGTTTGTTACATGGAAAGTTTCTGACATAATCGAAGGAATCAAAGATATCATATACGTCTTGTGTATCCTTTTATGTCCATTTCTTCCACTGCTTTCTCTTTATGGACCTATGTTTTTCATAGCTTGGGCATATGACAACTGGGAAGATATTACAGATGTAAAACCTCTAGGATATGTAGAACCTCTAACATATGTAGAACAAAAGGAAATGGGACAGCTTCATCACAGCAAATTCTATCAAGAACGATGTTATTCCTACCGCAATGAAAGATATTATAATTGTGATACTCACACCTATATAGAAGAACAATAACGAACAAAGGGCTCTAGCATATTTTGCTAAGAGCCCTTTTCTTTTTTCTGCGATATTGATTAGGTTAAAACTGACGTAACCTTTGTTTAAGAAGGATAAAACCTTCACTTTCTAGTAGTGGTGGAGAAGAGGAGATTCGAACTCCTAACTTCCAGCTTGCAAAGCTAGCACTCTGCCAATTGAGTTACATCCCCAAACAGAATAACCTTGCTATTTAAAATGAGCACTTTTTTGAATAACGAAATGGAGCGCAAGGTTATTAAGTATATCTATTATACTCTTCTTTTATAAGCTGTCAACTACTTTCTGTTGGTGCCTGTTGATGACATAGACTTGTGATACTGGTAAGCATCCCAAGCAGACTTAAACTGAGGAGCCGAAAGCTGAGTAGAATCTACATTCTTTCCACCAGCTATCTTTGCAATACCCTGTCTAGCTGTTTCTCTTTCAGATACTTTAGCCTGGGCTGCTTGCTTAGATGTTTCAATTGATCTTTTGCCTTTGACAAGATAGTAAGCGTCTTCTAGTTTAAGATCAGATCTTTCTATCAAAAGGGCAGCTATATCAACACGCAGGTCTTGCATATCTGGATGCTCTGATTTAAATCTTTCTAGTTCTAATGCTCTACGTTCTTGTGCTACCTCCTGCTGAAGTGGCTTCATCAGATCTGACATCATCTTTGCAGCTTCTTTCTTGATGGAAGCTTTCCTTCCTTCCTCATCCCAGATGTCATGCTCAGTGCTATCATCTGCAAGGCTCTTTATATTTTTGGCCCACTCGCTATCAGTCATAAGCTTCTGCTGTCTTAGCATCTCAGTCTTTTGATTTTCAAGATCAGCTTTCATGGTAGCAAGCTCTTGTGTCTTACGTGTGTAACTTGCTCTTAGATTCTGAATTACTTTTCTGCCGTCTTCTGGGATATGCTTTAACACCTCATGATAAGGTTTGCCTATCCTATGCTCAGCGGTTGGATCTTTCATTACCTCATCGTTATCAAAATTAGCAGCGATTAGTGCGTCTATATCAAATGCATCACTAGGTGCTGCTTCTACTTCTGGACTAACTACCTCGGTGTTGTCGGTTGATTCGACAGTCTCGGTTGATTCTAACATATGTTCTCCTTATTTCTTTTTTTAGTCTTTTAGTCTTTCCTTGATTTGTCACCAGCACACTTCCATCTTTTTCTTGAGAGATTATTTGGAGTGTTAGGATCATTCTGTTCTGACTTAGGCAGTCTCTTTTTTATGCCTTCGCTTCTTGCGCAGTAGCTATCACCTTTGGGAGTTCCTGGTGACACTGTTGCTCCTTTCTGCCCATACTTAACAACTTTCTTTCTGCCAGTCTTTGGGTTCTTAACTACTTTCTTTCTAGCTTTCTCAGCCATTACTTTGCCTTTGGCTTTTTAGGAGCAAAGCCACCTTTCTTTTTCTTCATCTTATCGTAGGTTTTTGGATCAATGGTAGACTTAGATTTGCTTCTAGAAGTTCCAGCTTTCTTTCTTTTATTCATATTCTCATAGAGGCTCATGACATTCTGCCCATAAACATCTGGTCCATCTCGGTCTCAGACATACCTTCTTTAACTGGAGCTTCTTCCTCCATCATAGGCTCTTCATCTGGTGCTTCTTGCAAGAACTTCTTAAAGTCTTTGCTCTTTGCTAACATTGAAAGCTTGCCAGTTAGGGCAGCAAGATCTCTGTCTCTGCTAACGCCGTCTAAAGAGATAGCCATATCAGGAGTTAAGATTTCTTTTGCTGTCGCATCTTCAACAGCTTTAGATACCATTAAAAGTTCTCTGGTAAATTTTGCTGGGAATACAGTCTCGTCTTTGCTGAACATAGGATAAGTTGGAATACCAAACATGCTAGTGACTGCATTGTGTGCTTTAACTAAAGAGTTTAATGCACCCTTTGAAAACATGCCCTTTGGACTTGCTTCCATGCCAACACTTTCTTCCATCTTTTCTACCTCGCCAATCTTCTTTGAAACTTCGCCCTTCATATCTTCAACTGGTGACATATTTAGAGCTGCTATATCTTGCATTGCCATGTTATCTCCTACTTAATAACTTGTTTTCTTCTCACCAGACACACACTCGTGCGCTGGAAATGTTTCTGTCATAGCTTTGATCTTATCTCCGCCAAAAGCTTTTAGGTTCTGATGATAGGTAGCGTTTACCTTATCTTGTTCTAGAACTGCTTCTCTACGCTTTGCGTTGAAGTCATCTATAAAGTGACTGCCTAAATCAGACTCAGGTACAAAGCCTCTGTCACGCATTATAGCCTCTTCTTCTTTGCGAGAAGCTACTGGTCTACCTAATGCTGTTGACTGGATAGATGAGCCTGACAGACCAGCTCTCCAATCAGCACCCCAACTAGATGGAGTAAAAGCTGGGACAGATAATATTTTAGTCATAACAATATGGCAGCTATCGCAAATAACTTCTTGGTCACGGTTCTCCATTTTTAGGATAAGCTCTTTGTGACCACCACATCTTGCACACCAACGCTCATAGATTGGCATTAGTATTCCTCCTCTTCACACATAGACTTGTATTTATCAGCTCTTGTTGCAGGCTTAGCAACTTCCTCAGATGGTTCATCCATTTCAGGATACATCTGGTCTAGCTCTTCCATAGCCTTGCTCTTCTCATCTTTAATTATAATCTTTATCATAGTGCTATCTCCTCACCTGCTGCTACCTGTGGAGGTTGTGTTATCTCAGGCTCCTTCAAGAAAGTCTCAGGTAAACTAAATGACCTGATTATCTCTTCCTTGATTGCCTTTGGATCTACATTAAGCTGAGCTAATATTGGAAGTAGCTCAACAAGTTGTCTCTTCTTTATCTCTTTACTTAGAGGTGTTGATGCCTGGTCAAGTGCAAAGAACTTTAGTTTATAATCTAGCTTATCTGCTGTAACAAATACAGCTTTCTTATCAACCATAATAACTGGGCGCTCCTTATCTTCTAGCTGATATACCAACATTCTAATAAATATATTAGCTAACATTTCAATTGATTCATCACGCTCTCTAGCCATACGTCCAATCTCTGAGGCTGTATACTGGGCTAGTGCTGTTACCTCTGTTGCTGTTGCTTTGGTTGCTTCACCTCTTACGTTGGCAGATATGATAGAACCTCTCTGAATATCGGATTCAACCATGGCCAGGTATCTGTCAAAGTTTGCTGATAAAGGCTCAACAGGTATTGATCTAATCAATCCATCAAGAGAGTCTGCATCAACTGGAATCATTGCTCCATCTTGACCCGCAGAAATCTTTGCTAAACTTTCCTCATCAATGACACCTTCTTTGTATAAGAACTGGCGGCTATCTCTACGTATTGCATTGGCCCAGAATGTTCTGATGATATTCTTCTCAAAGAGCTGATCATATACACGACCTAGAGTTGAGTAACCATCCATTGGTTTATCTGGAGTACGACTGTAATAGAGCGGAGCAATTGGAACTAGAGGTGAGCCATCATAATTACGCAAAGGAATCTTTATGTCTTCTAGTAATCCACCACCTACTTTATAGTTTGGTGAGAAGATATATAACTTATCCATGGTGAGATCATAGAACTCAACAACCTCGATATACTTATATTCGTTTGGCAGACTAGAGAACTTGCCACTACCTACTCTATCTTCATTCTGAAAGTAATCTGGTTTAGAAACTGGATTCCATTTCTTAGATCCATATAAACTGGTGGCATCATTAAGTGGTAGGTAATAGTGATGAGCTACGAATCTCTGCTCTTCCCATAGGTCTGCATCTCTATCTAGAATAACATTCCAAGGCTCCAGTGCCCTTATAGCCACGCGATTCAATGGGTCGGTACTTTCCCTTGGTGAGATCTTGAAGAAGGCCATAGGATATATTAAAGCCAATCTAGAGCCATTCTCTAGAGCCTTCCTGTTATCAGCCATCCAGCCATTGACACATGCCTTTGCTATCTCAACATCAGCTTGGCTAGCTTGCATAGAGTCAGCTTCAATTGATGGAGACTTTTCAAATAAGGATGCGATGTAAGATTCAATAAAGGTATATCCATCTGAAGTCTCAACACGTAGGGATGACTCATCTGGAATTAAATCTTCAAAGAATCTGGTCATATAGGCTCTACGTAATCTCTTCATATCTCCAAGTCTATTCGTCCATAGGTCCTTATGCTCACCTAGCACTTGACGAATTAACTTGATAGTTTCTGCTTCTGATCTTGCCATTGAATATATTCCTCGATAATGTTGGTGATGTTAACGCTGCTCGCTGAAAATAAGGGGGTG